CTTGCCGTTTCACGGTTGAGCTGTGCCAGAGCGACAACCAGTGTTCCGGTGGACTGTGCAAACTCATGCAGTCCCATGCTGATTTCCGTGACGGCACTGTATCGATCTTTTGCTCCTGACTGGTGGATAAGCTGCAAATAGTCGATGAACACCACGTCAGCTTGCATCCTGATGGACTGCGTTCTAATCCATCCAACGCTCTTGCCAGCAGCAGAACGGACAAACAACGGATATTTCTTGATGTCAGCCAGTCGGTCAAGGTCGTTGATGTTCACAGTTTTGTTTTTGACCGTGTGCAGCGGTACGCCCAGCTGGTTTGCAATGATACGAGCATAGAGCGTATCCGGGTCTGTTTCTAAGCTGAAATAGGCTGCTTTACGTCCGTTTTTTGCCATCTCACAGGCTATTTGTAATGACAAAGCCGTTTTACCGGCAGATGGTCTGCCGCCGATCACAACGAAGTTGCCCGATACCATGTGCAAGTTGTTATCCAGCGGTCTTAGCCCTGTGGTGATGTACTCCGGCTTGTCATCCAGCTTGCGGATGTAGTTGTCGATGCCATCACACATCGGGATAAAATCGCTTCTTTCGCTGTGCAGATTGATTGCTTCGCCCATCTGCTCATAGATTTCCGTTAAATCCTCGTATGTAGTGGAGTTGTCGGCAATCTTGAACGCAAGCTCTCTGGCTCTGGCTAATGCAGCCTGTTCCTTGACGATTCTAGCCCATCCCTGCATCATGTCATGGGTCACGTCATGGATGAAGTTCACGTCTAGCGATTCCGTGCATTGTAGCATGATTGCTTTGTCGTTCGGATAGAACGCCATAACGGACAGTGCATCCCATTTATCTCTGCATCGCCAAAAGCCTGAAATATCGGCAAATACCTTCTGCAATTCTGGGCAAAAATCTGCAATTTCAAGGTCTTGCAGCACATCTGCGTGCTCCGAGAATGTTATTACTGCCCCCAGCAGGATATATTGGACTTGATTTTCACTGTTCACGTCAAAATATCCCTCTCTGGCACTTCAATTCTCGTCTGCTGATAGCCACCGCCCCACTCTCGCACATTGCGCATCCAGTTCCGTGCAGCAGCTTTCCAGTCCTTCATAGGCGTTTTACCAACTTTCCATCCGTTTGCTGTGAAGTGGTCGATGAATCGCTCTGCTTCCAGTTCATCACACCCTCTGTCGGCGAAGTATTCTTTGGCTTCTTCCATAGTCGGGGCTTTGAAGCGTTTGGCTACGGTGGTATTTTTCTTTTCACATTTTTCTTTTTTATCAGATTCAGAGACAGAATCAGATACAGATAAGGTATCGTTCGTATTCGTTTGTATTTCTGGAATACGTTCGTATACGTTTGTATCATTGGTATTCGTTTGTATACCAATGTATTTCTTATCGTTCCATCGTTTGTTTATGCTACGCCTATTTTTTTCAGACCGTTCCTTTATCTTCCGCACATTCATGTCATCGAACGCCTTGACCACTTTCCAGAGCATCCGCATTGCACGGTCATTGTCGTACACAGGCTCAAATCCTGTTTCAACGTACTGTGCATAGTTTCGGATAAATGCTCCAAATTCTTCATCGGTCAACTCGTCCATTGCATGAACGTGTTCCAGAAGCAGAATCATTGACGTTCTCGGCTTGTATTCTTGCTCCATTTTCAATCCTCTTTGTAGCGTTTGTTCCACGCTTCGATAAGGTCAGCTTTGATTTTTTCCTTGTCCTTTTCGAGGCAGTCAAACCAATACTCCCCGCTTTCCATAAAAATACGGCAAGTACATTTGTTGTCTCCGTGCGCCCTTGAAATAAACATCCATTTCTTTACATCAGTCCCTGTTTCTGCAATGGCAACTTTCCCACCGCAGAATGGGCATCTCTTAAGTTCTGTCATTTTAAATTAGCCCCTCTCTCTCCGCCTTCCACTGTGCGTACATATCATAAGCGATTTTCTGCGCAACATTTCGATTTTCGGCAGCAACACTCGTCGACCAAGCCATTTCACAATTGATTTTTGAATACTCATATTTTATTTTTGCTTCTGCATTATCAGAATTTTCAGAAATGTTCCATATATGCCATCGTTTGCTTTTTTCATAATAGTAGGCAATCCAAAACCCGACAGGTTTTATAATCGAGTCTTTATATTCTTCGACTTCTCCATCGTATGCAGCCGCGATTCGTTCTGCCTTTTTCTTGTCTTCTGTAATCGTAACAATGTGATTTTCTGAATATTCACCAGCTGTTACAGCATAATATGTTTTGCTCACTTTCTGAACCCCTCTCTCGTTCTCATAATCCGCTTATAGCCTTCATTCAGCTTTGCGCCCTTGCGATACACAGGCCGCTTATGCTTCTGCTTGATGCAACCGCATTGTGTTTCGGATTGGTTAATAGCCTTTGCAAGCTGTTCAAGCGATGCAGTACAGTTATTGATTGCTTGGGTGAGTGCTTCAAATCCGTCCATGTTCAGCCTTCCTATACCAACGGAAACGCCATCCAATGCGTCACCGTCACATCTTTCGGCAGTCTCTCGCCTATCTCATCCCAAAACTGGCCGTCTGCGTAACAGCCGAGATAGTATGCTGTCGGCGAGAATCCTTGCAACATTTTTCCATCTTTGTCATGCCACGTTGTCTTGGTCGCAAGCAACAAAGGCTGTGTCCGCTCTTGTGGTTTCTCGCTTGCTGGATGCCAGAGTGTGTTAGCCATTGGTAAACGCTCCTGTTCTAACCATGATATAGACAGCAGGGATACCGATTGCAAAAATGATAATATGCAGAATTACGTCTGCTATAATTTTCTTTTTTGTGTCGTAGATTTTGCCTAAAACCATATCCCAGAATCCAACAGCTTCAATAAAGAACACGACAACGCAAATAAATGCTCCAATTAAAAATGCCATGAATGGCATAAATAACAGAAAAATAATGTTATTCATAGCCTATTCTCCATCAAAGAACCACAGTTCGGACAGTAGTTGTGACGGTCTCGGTAGTTTTTGGCGTGGCAATTACTACACATGAACCTTGCCCGCCCTTCATCCTGCACAATCCATTCAGCGGTTCTTTCCAACGCTGTCGGTGCATCTTCTACAACGTCAATCGCATCGCCAATGCCACAAGCACGACACCGAACGCCGTTGTAGTTCTCGCAACCATCACAATAGGCCTTCTGGATTTTCTCGATAAGTGCGCTTCGTTCAAGGTATTCTGGATAAGCCATTGTCCTCTCTCCTCTCAATCTCCTTGCAAACGGCTTTGTAGAACTGCTCCCACGTTTCATAGTCGCAAGCATCGCCAAAGCCAAATCCGTCCCGCTTTCTCTCGTCAATGTCACGCTTGAAGCAAGCCAGCGTGTTATCGTCCAGTTCGGACAGTAACGGTGTCAGGTAGCCGCAAACAAGGCTAGGCATATATGACCGTCTGCCCAAACAGTAACGTACAGCACAGTTGCAGACCGCACCGAATCGGTCTACGGATGGGTCTATCATCAACTTGGGCGCATCTGCTTTTAGATCAGACGCGTTACAGTCAAGAACGACTGCAAACTTTTCAAGCAGATTTTCTTTGCATCTGCGCTGTCCACATTCGATAGCCGACACGAAAGAAGCGGTTACACCAATTCTGTTGGCAAGGTCTTTCTGCTTGACGTGCAATTCAAGTCTGCGCTTTCTAATCTTCTCCCCTGCTGTCATACTCGTCTAATTCCTTTCTGATTTGCTTGCGTTCAATCTGTTTCAGCCTTGCCTTTGCCAGTTTGCGGTTGTCAGCCTTACGTATAGCCCAGTTATTGCGATGGTTTGCCCACGCCGCAAACATATGGCTAAATTCGCTCTGGTCGTACCAACCTTTGCCGATAAGCCCTTTATAGGTCTGCTGACGCTTCATTTTTCTTCTCCCATTCTTTGCATCCACGTTCATCCCATACAAAGTCTGCAACGTGTTCTGATTGGTCGTTTACGCACACGCCCTCTGGCTCTGTGTACCATTTGCAAAAGCCGCAAGACGGCTCTGTTTTGTTCTCACAGGTATCCGCTGTGCATTTGATTGCCTTGCCATCGGCAAACTGCCGGATGCCCATGCAGGAGCAGTGTTCGGTGGTGCAGTAGAAGCTCATTCGTACTTCCTCCATCCGACATGTTCGCAAATACCAACGGTATCAGGGTCACACCTATGTACAATCTCTTCTCTTGTTACTTTTACGCATTTTACTGCATTGACTTCGTTTGCGTTTGAAAACAATTCGCAAACCGTTACATATGGCAAGTCCCGTAATTCATTAGTCGAAAACACCGAACCACATTGTTTGCATTTGTATAAGCCACAAAATCTCATCGTCTTTGCCCTCTCTTTCCTCTATTGAAACGCCCAATTACTCGCTTGTACTCTGCATAGCACTCCGGGCAAAGGTCGCCAGTATCATTGCGCCATCCCCAGCCTGTGAACAGTTCGTCTGCGTTGTAGGTCTTGCCATCTAGCTTGAATCCGCACCTGTCGCATACTCGCTTGTGGTAAATTCCTCTGTCAGTCTGCATTAGTTCTCCTTTCCAACATCCATAAACAGAACTTCTTCACCTGTTTTCCAGTCTTTGATTTTGCACGGAATATCCGTTCCGGGTACAGTCTTTTTCAGACCGTCCATCTGCCAGATGTTCCACGAGATAACATCTGCAACGCAGTCAATCAACACAGGCGATATGCAATGGTTCTCAATTTCGTTGCCGAACAGCAACCGGAAGTTTTCCATTAGCGTGAGGAACATATTGCACCGTGCTAGAAGCAAGTTGTCGCCTTGCCACTCGTAGCCGTATGTACTCATGTATGCGTTCATTGCATAGTTGAGCCACAGGCTGTATTCAGGGCAATGCTCGGTCACAACTTTCAGCTTTCTGTCCAACAGACCGATGCGATCAGGCACGTTAATCATCTTCCCTGTCACCGTGTCGTATCGACTCACAAGAAACGGTGCTTCTCCACAGGTGACTTCCAGCACATTTTGATTGATGTACTCTTTCCAGCCGGCCTGTTTGCGTTGCTCGTCCAGCATAGTGTTCATCTTGTCGCAAACCCACGATGGCGTGAACACCTCTGCTTTCTTGCCAGTGCGCTTCTTCTGCTCTGTAAGCCGTTTCTGCACACGAGGGACCAGCCGAATCCTGTCCAACTGTTCCAGTGTGATT